AAAGACCCTACTCCATTTGCTGAATTAGCAACAATTGCATTAACAGGAGCACAAGAATTTACAACACAAACTGGATTGCCTGACTCTTGTAAAGATTTAGCAATTCTTGGGGCTACCTATCGTTTGCTTAGCAACCTTGACCCAGCACGTGCTTCAATGGTTAGCCCACAGGCTGATGAGGTAGATAACAAACGACCATACGGTTCATCTCAATCACTTACCAAACAAGTTTACGCTTTGTATAGCCAACGTCTAGCCGAAGAGGTTAGAAGTCAGCAAGACAAATATCCTATCCGTGTCCACTACTCCCTCTAAATAGGAACATAAATGACAACTAGAAAATACTCATCACGAGCACAACAGACCACACTATCTAGCGGTATCACATCCGTTGCTGAAACTATGACAGTAGGTTCTGGCGCAAACCTTATGGGTGGTAAAACACCTGCAGTAGGTGAAACCTATACGGTTGTTATTGACCCAGATACAGCCCTTGAAGAAATTGTAGATGTAAGTAATTACTCATCTGGTAATACTCTTACTATCACTAGAGGTAGAGATGGCTCTACTGGCGTAGCCCACTCTGCTGGCGCAGTAGTACGGCATATGGTTATTGGTCGTGACCTACAAGAATCTAATACACACATTGAAGGAACCCTTGCTGGACACGCAGCAACAACATCTGCAGAACTTCGTGGAGTTATATCAGATGAAACAGGAACTGGCTCTTTAGTATTTGCTACTAGCCCAACCTTAGTAACACCTATTCTTGGAACTCCCACATCGGGAATATTAACTAATACAACTGGATATACAGCCGCTAACTTGGCTGGTCTTGGTACTGGCGTAGCAACATTTTTGGCTACCCCATCTAGTGCTAACCTTGCTGCTGCTCTTACAGATGAAACTGGTTCAGGTGCTGTCGTACTTGGAACTAGCCCAACTATTGCAAGCCCTACCATTACTGGTACTGGTGCTATTGCAGGAACATTTACAGGTAACCTTACAGGTACTGCTAGCGCAGCAACTCTTGCCGCTAGTGCAACTGCTTTGGCTACTGCTAGAGACTTCCAGTTAACTGGAGATGTAGAAGCCTCAGCCGTATCCTTTAATGGTTCTGGCAATGTAAGTTTAACGACCGTCATTGGTACTGGCGTAATTGTAAATGCTGACGTTAACGCCTCTGCTGCTATTGCTAAGAGCAAGTTGAACCTTGGTGGAACTATTACCTCTGCTGACCTAGTAGATGGAACTATCGTAGCAACAGATATTGCTGATGGAACTATTACTGCAGCCAAGATGGTAACTGACCCATATGCTCGTGCTAACCATACTGGTACACAGACAGCCTCAACTATCTCAGATTTTGACACACAGGTAAGAACATCTCGCTTAGACCAGATGGCTGCGCCTACTGGCTCAGTATCTGTTAATAGCCAGAAGATTACTAACCTTGCTACTCCAACTGCTAACACAGATGCATCAACTAAACTTTACGTAGATACAAAGGTGGCAGACCTTGTTAACTCTGCACCATCTACATTAGACACCCTTGGTGAAATTGCAACAGCAATCCAAGCAGGTGGAACTGTTTATGATTCATTTGTATTAAAATCAGGAAGCACAATGACTGGCAACTTAACACTTGCTGGTGCTCCTTCATCTAACCTACACGCTGCTACTAAGTTGTATGTAGACGATGTTGCTGGTTCTGCTACTGCTGCTGCAGCCTCTGCTGCTGCCGCTGCTACAACTTATGACAATTTTGATGATAGATATCTAGGTGCTAAATCATCTGCCCCTACATTGGACAATGATGGTAATGCTCTTATCACTGGTGCTCTATATTGGAACTCAGTATCTAATACTATGTTTGCTTGGACTGGTTCTGCTTGGGGTTCAATCTCCTCAACTGCAGACATCTTCCGTTTCCGTTATACAGCATCAGGTGGAGAAACATCTAAGTCAGGTACAGATGATAATGGTGTAACACTTTCTTATCTTCCAGGTAAAGAACAAGTATATCTTAACGGTGTACTTCTTGTTCGTACTACAGATTACACAGCATCTAATGGAACAAGCATAACTTCTCTTGCTGCATTAACTGCTGGAGACATACTAGAGATTATTACCTTTACAGCCTTTGATTTAGCAACTGCTATTTCTAATACAATCTTTGATGCTAAGGGTGATTTACTTGTAGGTACTGCCGCTGATACAGTAGGTAGACTTGCAGTAGGAACTAACGGACAAGTCCTTACAGCAAATTCTGCTACTGCAACAGGTTTAGAATTTACAACAATAAGTGGTTACTCAGCACCAACTCTTGGTTCTACAACAATTAACTCTGGTGCAACAGTAACAACAATTTCAGGCTTAACGGACATTGTACTTAATGGCCCAGGAAGCGTAACAGACGAACTAACACTCATTCTTATGGGTGCCCTCTAATAACGAAAGGTAGTAACTAATGGCTACAACAACTAAGGCTCTCTTTAGGGGAGCAGCATCAACATCAAGCACAACCCTATACACAGTCCCAGCATCAACTACAACAGTAGTAACTAATATTGCAGTCACTAATACTGTAACTAATGATGCAACATTTGAATTATTATTAGATGATGTGGCAATTGCAAAAACAGTAACTGTAGGTGGATTTGATACAACAGTAATTGACCTTAAGCAGGTACTTGCTACAACTAAAACTATTAAAGGTTTAGCCTCTGCAGTTACAGTTAACTTTCACATCTCAGGAGTGGAGATAGTATAATGACACCAGTAAGAAGTCTTAAAACAGGTTTAATTAAAGGTACAATGCTGGTTGGTAATACTAAATATTTTGACCCAATGGTAGAAGTATTATTAGTTGGTGGTGGTGGGTCTGGAGGTTCTGGTTTGGGCGGTGGAGGTGGTGGTGGTGCTGTTATGCTAGTAGATGTAATGACATTAGATAAGGCAACACAATACAATGTAGTAATTGGCGCTGGTGCAACTGGACCAGTAAATTCTACATCAAATGGGTCAGTTGGTTCATCCACCACATTTAATGGAATTACTTGCACTGGTGGTGGTTCAGGTATTTCTCGTAATATTTCTAGTGGAACATATGCTACTGTTTCAGGTGGTGCAAATAGCGGTGGTGGTGCTCCTGATAATGGTAGTGGTGGACAAAATGCTAAAACACCAACTGCTCCAACGTTTCCTGGTGGAATAACTGGTACAGTATATTCTGCAAAAACTGGTGGTAATGGTGTTGGAGGTTCCACAAACTATCCAGGCGGTGGTGGTGCTGGTTCTAACGCAAATGGTACAACACCTGCTAATGTTAATACTGTTGGTGGTAACGGTGGTGCTGGAATAAATATAAACTTTGATGGAAATAACTGGTACTGGGCAGGCGGTGGTGGTGGTTGTTCTTACACAAACGCTGCTGGTGGTAATGGCGGTTTAGGTGGCGGTGGAGGTGGTGCCTCTGGTACTACTGCAGGTACTGGTGGTGGTAGCGCAATTAATGCAGGAGCAAGTCCAGCAGGCGGTGGTGGTAATCCAGCATCAGAAACTCCTGGTGGCGCTGGTGGTGCAAACTCTGGCGGTGGAGGTGGTGGTGGTGCTAACGCTGATGGTGATGGTGGTAATGGTGGTAGTGGAATTTGTATAATTAAAACTATAAATACTGCGGCTTCAACAACTGGTTCTCCAACTACTTCTACATCAGGTGGATATAACTATTATCGTTTTACAGGAAACGGGAGTATCACTTTCTAATGGCACACTTTACTAAATTGGATGAGAACAACATAGTCCTTGAAGTTAATGTTGTAAACAATGATGTACTTGATGCATCTAATGAAGAAGCATCTGGTGTTGCTTTTTTAACCGAGTGGTCAGGTGGCTATTCTAATTGGAAGCAAACTTCTTACAATGGCAAAATACGTAAAAACTATGCAGGTATTGGGTTTACCTATGATGCTACAAGAGATGCTTTTATAGCACCTAAACCTTTTAACTCTTGGGTCTTAGATGAGGCTACTTGCCGTTGGCAAGCACCTACTCCTATGCCTACAGATACAAATAAGCGCTACTACTGGTCAGAAGATGACCTATCTTGGAGGGAAATAAATGTCTAAAGCAAGAGATATAGCAAGCGCACCAATTGCGCCTTCAACCGTATCAGCAACTGAGTTAGGGTATGTAGATGGTGTTACCTCTGCTATCCAGACACAGTTAGATGCAAAGACTGCAAAGTCTACCCTTACAACTACAGGTGATATTTACTATGCATCTAGTGCTAATACTCCTGCTAGATTAGGTATTGGTTCTACAGACCAAGTACTTAAAGTAACTGCAGGAATCCCTGCTTGGGCTACGCCTGCTGCTGGTGGTGGTATGACTTTAATATCTGAAACAGTAGCAAGTGGTTTAACAAGTTTATCTCTTACTGGTTTAGGAAGTTACAAACAATTACTGTTAGTGTGGCACGGAATACAGCATAGTGCAAGTGGCAGCGTTTTTGATATTAGATTTAACAACGATAGCGGAAATAACTATAGTTGGTTTACTTTTTGGTATGGTGGGGGAGTAGGCGCTGACCTTTCATTAGACACTTCTGTTACAAATTCTGGTATGGCATCTTTTGGAAGAGATGCAAACGGCAGCACGGCAAATAGTTGCTTTAATGGTAGTTTATTATTAGATAATTATACTTCAACTACTAAAACAAAATTTTATGAAATGCAAATTATAGGTCGTGCTACTACCGATACTGCTGGTGCTTCAAGAGGTGGTATAACAACTGGTTTCTACAATTCTACAAGTGCCATTACAAGTATTGATGTTTTTAGAAAATCAGGTAGTGCAAGTTTTTCAAATTTCACAGATACTTCTATTAGATTGTATGGTATATCATAATGACTAAACTAATTGTAAATTGCGAAACTGGCGAAGTAGTACAGCGTGAGTTAAATGCTGAGGAATTGGCGCAACAGGCTATTGATGAGGTTGATGTAGCGGCAAGAAAAGCCGAAGCCGCAACTAAAGCAACTGCTAAGGCAGCACTCCTAGCACAGTTGGGCATTACAGAAGAGCAAGCAAAACTTTTACTTTCTTAATTAAGGAGCACTGTGGTCAGTCGTGATATTACCGAAGGACGTGGCTCGGCAACTGCCAGCATTGGTCGTTCTATTGCCGTTGACCTTGGTATTACAGCAGACAGTTCTGTCTGGACAAATACAGATGTAGCCTATGATGTAGCCCTTGGTGGTATGCCTTTCATCTATGCAGTATCTGATGCTAGACCATACACAAGACAAACTGCTCCTTATAAAAAAGAACAATTTGATAATAACAAAGAGCCAGGTGAGCAATCACTTACTGGTTGGTGGATTAGAAGTCAATCATCATTCCACTCTGGTTCAGGTATAAAATTCTATGACCCATCTGCTGGTGAGACTATTGATTATAGATTTGCAGATAGTAAAGGTGTTGATGTTTGGACTAAGGGACAAGTAACCTTACTTAAAGACACCGCTACTACACACTACACATCTGGTCCAATACAGAGTAATGGCAAACCATTTCAGGTTGCTCGTTCTATTGAGTACAATGGAACTAATGGAGTCCTATTGTGGGATGAATACGATGTAGACAAGATTGCAGAAGATGGAACTGTTACACATTTCTTAGATTATGCAGCAGGAACTGATTATCCAGTTCAGGCTATATGTGATGACGGCACCTATGCTTACTGGATTGTTAACATTTTAAATACTGGAACTCCAAGATTACGCGTATACAAGAAGTTATTAACTGGTGTTTCTGGTGCTGGTGATACTCTTATGATTAGCGACAACGGTATTACTGTAAACACTGCTACTATGGAATACGTTAAAGACCGCATTGTTATGGGTATTAATAATAAGATATATGAAATATCTTCATCTGCATCTAGCCTTCCAAGTCCTGTATATACACACAGTGATACTGATATTGTGTTCTCAAGCATTACTGCTTCTGGTCCAGCCATCTACATAGCAGGCTACAGTGGTACCCAGTCAAGCATATTTAAATTTACTCTTAATACCTCTGGTGTAATGCCAACTCTTACTACCGCTATTACTGCAGCAGAGATGCCAGTTGGAGAGATTATCCATAAGATTTTTTACTACCTAGGTTATATGATGATAGGTACTAATAAAGGAATCCGTGCAGCAGTTGTCTCAGACCAAGACGGCTCCATTAACTATGGTCCACTTATTGTGGAAACCACTCAGCCTTGCTATGACTTTGCTGCACGAGACAGATTCGTCTGGTGTGCAACTGGCGTAGATGGAGCACCTGGTGTTATCCGTATTGACCTTGGTAATGAGATAGAGACTTTACGCTTTGCTTATGCCAATGACTTATATGTTAGCGGCACATCAGGATATAGCACGGTAACCTGTGCATTTTCTGGTGTAACTAACCGATTAGTATTTGCTACTACAGCAGTTAATGCTGGCTCAGTAAGCAACAAAGCACTCACATCTGATGTAGCAACCTTAACCACATCTGCAGCACACGGCCTAGCCGTTGGTGACCAGGTATGGGTAGAAGGTGTTGACTCAACCTTTAATGGTAAGTACACAGTTACTGGCGTACCAACTACCACTACATTTACCTATGCTAAAGTTAATACTAACGTAGCATCTACTGCCGTATCACCTGTTGGTAAGGTTAATAAAGTAGGTAGCATTAATATTGAAGCAAGTGCAACATTAACATCTACTGGTTATATTAAGACAGGTAAGATTCGTTATGGAACTTTAGAGCCTAAAAACTTTAAGCGTTTAATCGGTAGAGGTACATTTAATGTAGGAGAAACTACTCTATCTAGCGTAGGAACTAACGATGATGGCACTGAGACAGAGTATGACCATATTGTTTACAACACAGATGTTAACCCAGTAGAAATAACTACATCAGTTCCTGCTGATGCACAAGAATTTCTAGCATATAAGTTTACATTAACTCGTGATACTACAACTACTAGCCTTGGTCCTACCTTAAAGGGTTATCAGGCTAAGTCAACTATTGCTACACCTCGTGTAAGAGTTATTAAGTTTCCTGTCTATTGCTTTGATATAGAGACAGATAGATACAACACTATTGTTGGCTATGAGGGTAGAGCATTTGACCGTATCAGATTATTAGAAGAGATTGAGAAGACTGGTGATGTTATCACTTGGCAAGACTTAACTACATCTGAATCATTACAGGCAGTCATAGAACAAATTTCATTTACACGTATGACACCGCCTGATAGAAGATTTGATGGCTTTGGAGGAATCATAGAAATTTTGATTAGGACCGTATAATGACAGCGCAAGACTGGGCTGCATTAGCAGTAGCGATAAGCACTTTGGTTGGTTCTTTTGCCTTAATGGTGAGATGGCTAGTCAAACATTATCTTGAAGAATTAAAACCAAACGGGGGCAGTTCGGTAAAAGACCAAGTCAATAGATTGGAAGCCCGCGTTGACCAAATTTATCTACTCCTTTCTGATAGGGATTAGCCTACTTTTAATACCACAATTAGCCTATGCTGATGAAGTACTGATTGAATTAACCCCAGAGATTGCTTATGTAGATACTGTAGTAGAGGTAACAACTCCTACTGAATATGTAATTGAAACAACTACTGGTCCTAGATTTGAACAAGCACCTGATGGTGCAGTAGTAGAACGTGTTGAATGGGTAGATTCTTGGTTACAATTACGCCAAGGTGAAGTAGTTCTTAGACAAGATGATGACAGTAATCATAATACTCAAACTAATTATTATGCATCTAAACTTGTAGGTACATTAGATACAGGTACTTATACTATTCGTGCTACCTCATATGATTATATAGTTGCAGGTCAAAGACCTATTGGAACTTATACTTTAAGTAGTAATTTAATTAATCTCCCCGCTATTGAGCCTGAACCTACTCCAGAACCTGAGCCAGAACCAATACCTGAGCCAGCGCCTGAGCCTGTAGCACCACCTGTAATTATTGATATACAACCAGAGCCAGCACCTGAGCCTCCTGTAGAAGCAGAAGAACCTCCAACACCTGTTGAAGAACCTCCTGTTGAAGCAGAACCTGCTCCAGAAGAGGTAGAAGAACCACCTGCAGTTATTGAAGAACCACCTATTGAAGAAGAAGCACCTCCTATTGAAGCAGAAGAACCACCTGTTCCAGTTGAAGAAGCACTTCCTGTAGTTACTGAAGATTCAACACCTGAAGAAGTAGAAGCAGCCGTAGAAGCAATTATTGAAGCAGCAGATGGTGAAGCCATTACTGCTGAGGCTATAACAGAAGCAGGTCTTACTCTTGAAGACTTACCATCTGATACTCCAATAGAAATTCGCACTGATGAGGATGGTAACGCAGTTGTAATTACTGCAGAAGTTGCCGTTGCATTACAAGTATTTGATTCACCTGCTGAATTAGTAAGTGCAATCTTTGATAACCCAGGACAAGTATTAACAGCCGTAGCAAATATAGGTGCTGATATGTCCGATGAAGAACGAGAAGAATCAGAAGAAATTATTGTTGCATCTGTTATTGCTGGTCAGGCTGCTATAAATGCAGCAGGTATGGCAGCAGGTACTGCAACTAGAACAACAACGCCAAGTTCCCCTGCTGGTGGACCTATGGCTGGTAACGATAAGCCTAAGTCAACTAGAAGGAGAAAGCCTTGAAGATATTAAGAGATATGATTGAACAATTATGGACAGTACTAGGTATGTTTATTGCTTGGGTTGTACTTGATGGTTCAGCAAAGACAGTAGTTGGCTATGCAATCATTGCAACTTTAATTGCTTGGGCAGTCACTTACCGACTACGAAATCCTAAAGAAGATAATGAGTAAAGCGGATAACTTTCCAAAATGGTTTTATGATAATGCTACAGTCCAAGACTTTGAGAATGGATTAGCAGAGTTAAAGGGTAAGAAGAATCTCAAGTTCCTACAGATAGGTGTCTTTACTGGCAATGCATCTGTATGGTTACTACAAAATATACTTACAGACCCATCATCTTTACTTGTAGACATAGACCCTTGGTGTGGCAACTTACCTCACGAATCAATCTATGACTGGGATGATATACAAGAAGCCTATAAAGAACAGACTGCTTCTTATGGTAAGAAACTTCAGACACATAAAGCATTTAGTGGTGACTGGTTAAAGGCTAACCGTGAGGTTACTTATGACTTTATCTATATTGATGGTGACCATCTACCAGAATCAGTTGCTTTAGATGCTGACCTATCTTGGGACTTACTTAAGTCTGGTGGCATATTAGCATTTGATGATTATGAATGGGACCACCCAGATGGTACAGACAAGAATCCTAAACCAGCAATAGATGCGTGGCTAGAAAAGCACAAGAACGAAATAGAAATATTCCGTAAGGGATGGCAGATATGGATAAGGAAAAAATAATGAACGTAACAGATATAGCAAAGTCACAACTTGGATATCAAGAAGTAGGAAAGACAGTATGTATGGCAAGTGGTATGGATTAAACAACAACCCTTGGTGTGCAATGTTTGTATCTTGGTGTTTTGACCAAGCAGGATTAGCGTCTCAGATAGCAGCCCAAACTAAAAAAGGATTTGCTTCTTGTGATGCAGGATTAAAATGGTTTGCTAAAAAAGGAAAGATAGTTCCAGTCGGCAAAGCGCAGGCTGGTGACATAGTTTTCTTTCAGTTCGATGATGATGCACAGGCTGACCACGTCGGTATATGTGCTAGTAACGATGGAAAGAAAAACCTTATGGTCTACGAGGGTAATACCTCAGGGGATAATAAGGGCAGTCAATCAAACGGAGATGGCGTGTATCTAAAGAAACGTGCCTACTCCCTAGTAATGGGCGTTGCTCGCCCCTAAGGATGGATATGAATAAAGATAAACTAAAAGCAATCGTAGTTACCTATGTTCGTGCAGCAGTAGCATCAGTAATTGCTCTGTATCTTGCTGGCACAACTGACCTAAAGACACTAGCACTAGCAGGTGTCGCTGCTGTAGCAGGACCAGTCCTAAAGGCATTGGACCCATCAGCAACAGAATTTGGTCGTAATAGTAACTAATTAAATACCCCTAATAGGGCTTTAAACACCCTTTAGAGACACAAAGAACCCCCGACCTAGTAGAGATACTGGGAAGGGGGTCTTTTATCGTTCATTCTCGTGTTTTTAATTAGCGTGTCTGCCTACCTTCTGTGTCAGTGCCTTGTGTTAAGATACATCTACCAGCAATGGTGGGGGCGAAACCTCAATGACGGTTACACCGACAGGGTTATGTCTTCTCTACCAACCATAATTTTTTTATGGGGGGTGGGGGGGCTTTCCTAAATCTAGTTGCCCGACAGGGCAATAAGATATATAACTAAATAAATATTAGATGATTCTTTTATGTTGAGTACTCTCCTGTCCTCCGTAGGAGAATCATCTAATCTAATTAAGACAGGAGAAATTATGATTAAACTTGATGGATATGAACTACCAGCACATATATCCTATTCAGCATTTACAACTTATCTGACTTGTGGTTATCAGTATTACTTAGGAAGATTACTAAAGTTAGAAGAAGAACCATCTGTGTGGTCTGCTGGTGGCAGAGCCTTTCACTATGCAACAGAATTGTATGACCTAGAAAATGAATGATTTATGGGACAAGGCTTGGGCTAAAGAAACTGAAGGATTAGATTTCTCAATTGCTCGTGTTGCTGGTCGTTCAACGATTGCAAATCCAAATAAAGAAGATGCTGTTTGGTGGAATACACAGGGTTCCAAGTGGGTAGATAACTACATCTCTTGGCGCAAAAATAATAAAGACTGGAAAATCTGGACTACCCCTCAAGGTGTTCGGGCTATTGAGTTGGAATTAAATCCCATCATCGCTGATGTTCAAGTGAAGATGTTTATTGATAGGATATTTGAAGTTAACGGACAACTTGTGATTGTCGACTTGAAAACATCCTCTCGCAAGCCAATATCCGATTTACAATTAGGCTTTTATAAAGTCGGTGTAGAAGAGATGCTTGGCGTTAAAGTCAATCTAGGTAATTACTGGATGTCTCGTGAGTCAGGGACAGGGGAAATGATTGACCTTAGTAGATATACCTTAGACACATTAGAATATTTCGTGTCAGGCTTTGATAAGGCTCGTAAGGCTGGTATATTTCTACCGAACCTACAATCGTGCAGTTACTGTGGACTCACAGAACACTGCCAATTCACGAAGGAAAAATAAATGGCAATGGAAGACTGGAAACTACAAGTCTCTTATAAAACTCCAGCAGGGGACTTGATTAATATACGTGCACAAACAGCCGAAGAATTATCTGTGATGCTTGAGGGTGTGAGTGATTACTCTACTCAAATAGCAGCAACAGGAAAGTTAATTCAAGGTGCTTACACTACAGCCCCTTTGGGGACCACTGGTTCAACAGCAGGCACAATGCAAATGCCTACCTCAACAACCGCCCCGCAATCGGTTCCATCCGCTACGGCAGGTCTATCAACTCCGACCTGTATACACGGAGCACGGGTTCATCGCAGTGGAACCAGCAAAACAACGGGGAAACCTTACGCGTTTTGGGCTTGTCCAACCCCGCAGGGGACACCAGACCAATGCAAGCCAGCAAACTAGTTCAACAAGAACTACAATAAGAATTGGCAGAGGGGTATTAAACGGGAAATTATCCCTCTGCCAACTTAAGACAGGAAGTTTAAATGATTGAAATGTTAATGTTATTTTATTTAGAAATACAACAAGTGCTTGCTTTTATTATGATGTTATTGGGGATACAATGAAATTATATTTTAAGTTTGTATGCAGTATACATAACTGGTCAACAAGACAAATGAGTTACAGTTTCAAAAAACTATATCCAAAATACCCAATTACTTTTAATGAAGGTAAAAATGAAAACCTTAGTTCGCAGTATAGGTAGACGTGATATAGGTGGTGAACCATTACCTTCTGTATTTAAAACATTTGAAAGCAACAAAATTATATTTCGCAGAGCCGAAGTATCTATGCTCGCTGGAACTCCAGGTGTAGGTAAGTCAACTCTTGCTCTAGCCTTAGCATTAAATATGAAGGTGCCTAGTTTATATATATCTGCTGACACCAATGCACACACTATGGCTATGCGTTTAGCCTCAATGATTTCAGGTAAGAATCAAACTGATGTAGAACAATTGATGAATACTGACCAAGGTTGGACTCGCGCCGTATTAGCAAAGGGTGCTCATATTGTTTGGTCATTTGAATCTAGTCCTACGTTGCAAGACATAGACGAAGAAGTTCAAGCCTTTGAAGAACTATGGGGTTGCCCACCTGTAGCAATCTTTGTGGATAACCTTATGGATATTGCAACTGATGGAGGCGAAGAGTTTGCTTCTATGAGGGCTATTATGAAGGAGTTAAAATATCTTGCTCGTGCTACTAACGCCGCTATTATTATTTTGCATCATACTTCTGAGGCTGTACTTGGCACTCCTTGTCAACCTCGCTCGGCTCTTCAGGGTAAAGTGGCACAACTTCCTGCTCTTATCTGCACTCTTGGAGTTGTTGGCACTTCTATGGCTGTTGCCCCTGTAAAGAATAGATACGGGCGTGCTGACGCCAATGCTAATTTAAATTGTTGGTTATCTTTTAATCCTGAGTTTATGTTTATGAGTGATATACCTGAGAACGGTGGCTAGTGATAGTAAGACTGAGCCAAGAAGAAGTGCGAATATGCACAATGCTTGCAACAGAACGATGGCTCGCTAAGTTTGGTTCTATAGATAAACCTAATTATGCTCAGGGCAAGGCAGATGGAAAACTAGAACACGAATTACT